CAGGTCGTGCTTGAGGCGAAGAAGCTCGCGGCGTACTGCGAGGTCCCGAACGAACTGCTTCAGGACAGCATCGTCAGCTTCGCCGCGTTCGTCGAGCAGGTGTACCCCGAGGCCATCTCGTGGTTCGAGGATGACGCCTTCCTCACCGGCACTGGAACGGGCGAGCCGCAGGGCGTGCTTAACAGCCCCGCGCTGATCGGTGTGGACAAGGAAGGCGGGCAACTCGCCGCGACGATCGTCTGGGAAAACATCGTCAACATGTACTCCCGGATGCTCCCGTCTTCGCTGGGCCGCGCGATCTGGGTGGCGAACATCAACACGTTCCCGCAACTCGCCACGATGGCGCTCTCGGTGGGCACGGGCGGTTCTGGTATCTGGCTGAACAACGGTGTGGCGGGTCCGCCCATGACGATCCTCGGCCGGCCGGTGATCTTCACCGAGAAGGTGCCGACGCTCGGCACGGTGGGCGACATCACATTCCTCGACTTCGGGTACTACCTCGTCGGCGACCTCCAGCAGATGCGCGCCGACAGTTCCCCGCACGTGAAGTTCCAGAACGACATGACCGTCTACCGCGTGACTGAGCGCGTGGATGGCCGGGGCTGGCTCCAGTCGGCATTGACGCCGAAGGCTGGGTCGACCCTCTCGCCGTTCGTGAGCCTGGATACCAGGAGTTAAGCAATCCAGCCCCAGGGGACTGGGGCCATTCACACGGCGGCAATAAACCCCCGCTGTGAGAGGAGAAAGACATGGCAACAAAGGGACTCGGTAAGGCATTCAACCTGCTGCCCGTGGCGACGGGCGTACACATCTCGCTCAAGAACGCTTCAGGCGTGACGTTCCTCTGCTACGAAGACGGCGGGGCGCAGTCGATTGTCTTCAAGCAGAGCATCGCGGGGGCGTCGGAAGCGACCCTCTCCGTGGTCAATGAGCTGTGGGCCTCCAGTGGGGTGGCGAGTGCCGTCTGGACGCACGAGACATCGGACGCGGCGGCGGCGCTGTCGAACAACTCCACGGTGACGAAGAAGGACACCACGGCGTTCGACTGCGCCGCGATCTACATCGGGGCCGATGAACTTGACGACGGTTACGACTCGGTGGAATGCACCATCGACGGGGCCGGACTCTGCATCGCCATCGTTCACGACCTCACGGTGCAGCGTGCGCCGGAGAACCTGGCAACGATCGGCGTCTGATGGTTGACTCTTGCCCGCACTGTGGCTCGAAGGCTTGCGCCATGGACAAGCGTCCGTTTTGCAGGCACTCAGGCCGCGCGCGGGTAGTACCGATGCTCGTGAGCGTGAACGAAACAGTGATACCGACCAGACGACGCCGAAGGAGAAAGTAAATGGCCAATCTTATCAAGGCGCAGACGATCCGCGAATCCCTGCTGGGCATCAGCGCACAGAAGACGCTGGCGGCGCTGGCCGATGCTGACATCTTCGAGGTGTACGGCAGGAACCTCGTGACCCTGCTGACGGGCTCCGTGACGGCTGCGGGCGACGGCGGCGCGACCACCATCAAGCTCCAGACGGAGACGAACACCATCGACCTCTGTGCGGGCACCACCGTGACAGGTGATGCCATCGGCACGACGTACTTCCTGACCGGCGAGGTGGCGGTGATCCTGAACGGCACCGGCAACGTGCCGATCATCGACGTCGGGGCGAACCTGACGGGGATGCCGTCCTCGCCGATCATCCTGGGCCGGCCAGCGACAACCGACAAGATTCAGCTTGTCCAGACCGGCGATGACGCCACGCTGACGATCAACTGGCTCCTGACCTACGTCCCGCTGGACGCAGATTCCTACATCAGGGCGGCATAGGTGAAGACGCACAAGCGCGACACCCAGCACATCAACCCGCCTCCGGTGGTGGAGCCTCCGGTAGTGGTGGAAGAAATCGTGGTGGAAGAGGTGGAGGAGAAGGAAGTCGTAATCGAGCAGAAGACAGAAGCGCCAACGCGCGCACGAAGGAGTTAGGTAAATGGCTGGATACGTTGGCGAACAGGCCCTCTCGAACGGGTTGAGCAGCGACACGTCAGACCGCAAGGGGCGCGGCGGCGATCTGATCGTCTCGCAACTGCACGGCAAGTATTACGAGTCTGCCCGGAGTGGGCGCCTGTGGTACGGCTCGACGGCATCGACAGGTATCGCGCTGATCGTCCCGGCCACCACGGGCAATCACCCGACACTCTGGAACCCGTCAGGGTCCGGGGTCAACATCAGCATCGTCCGGGTAGAGCTGGGTTACGTCTCCGGCAACAACGCGCCGGGGCCAATCGAGTGGGCGCTGACGCAGAACACGGGTTCCGCGATCGCCACAGGCGGGCCGATCGCCACGTTCACCCAGGTGGCATCGCTGCCGGGTCTCATCGGCGGCGGCGGCGACTCGAAGGGCCGGTGGGCTCCGGCGGTGAACACGTACACCGCTGCTCCGGTCTTCACCCGCACGGCGAGCCTCAACCTCTTCACAGGCGTTGCGGCCACGGCGGTTGCGCCGTTCACCCTGTTCCGCGAGTACGACGGCGACCTCGTGATGGCTCCTGGTAACGCGCTGTCGCTTTGCACGCAGACGGCCACAACCACATCCGTGTTCCAGGTGTCGGTGATTTGGGAAGAGATTCCGGCGTGAGCTTCGCCCAACTGATCGCCATCAAGGAGCAGGCTAAGCAGATGCGCGCCGAAGACAGAGCGAATCCGCTGGTGGACTGCCCGGTGTGCGGTCATCAACTCAACGAGAACAGCCGAGGGGCGGTCGATTGCCCCTTTGCACATTTCAGGCAGCAGGGGAGAGCGCGGCGTATGGGTCAAGAATAACGACCCTGCGTCCGCTCCCTTCCAGAAAGCGCGGAGGGAATGGGGACTGCTTCAAGGTGGTACTGCACCCGTGAGTCGGTCAAGTCGGCGATCGGGGTTGTAGGCACAAAGATCGACTCCATCGTGGACTCGCTTATCGAGTCTGCTTCCGCGCATATCGAAGCCGCGATCGGCAGAAGGTTCATCCCCGTAACGGAGACGCGGTATTACCCGTGGCCTCAGCCAAACGGCAACTCCCTGAAGGTGTACCTGGACGAGGATCTATTGTCCCTGACGACGCTCAACGCGGCGGCGCAGGACGCCTCTCCCACGACGATAGCCGCGTCGGATTACTTCCTGGAGCCGGTGAACAATCCACCGTACCGGAGGATCGAGATCGACCGTTCGTCCAGCGCGTCGTTCGTTTCGGGCGACACGCCTCAGCGCAGCATCTCAGTGCTAGGCCGGTGGGGATATTCGGAAGTGACGAAAACAGCGGGCGCTACGGCGGAAAACATGGACGCCAGCGAGACGGGGCTCGACGTCACAGACGCCAGTCTGATCGACGTGGGCGACACGCTACTGATCGGCACGGAGGCGCTGTTCGTCTCGGGTCGGTCACTTCTGACGACGACAACCACGCTGAACGACGCGAGTGTTACGGCGTCCATGAGCAACGTTTCGATCACCGTCGCTGACGGCACGAAGGTCAAGGCGGGCGAGGTTATCTCGCTCGACTTCGAGAAGATGCTGGTTGAGGCGATTTCTGGCAACGTGCTGACGGTAATCCGGCAGTACGACGGCTCCACGCTGGCGGCGCACTCAACGGGCATCACCATCTACGCAGGGCGCACCCTGACGGTTGTGAGGGGCGTCAACGGCACGACGGCGGCAACGTCGACTTCCGGCGCAGCCATCACGAAGTACGCGCCTCCTGGGGACATCGCGGAGTGGTGCCGTGCGAAGGCGGGGCTGGCGCTCAGGGAGGGCGCGGCTGGTTACTCCAACTCAATGGGTGGGGGCGAGGGCAACGTGAACGTGAATCAGGGCACGGTGATGAGGATGGAGGCGGAAGCTATCGCCAAGTATGGCGTGGTGACTCTCTGATGGCGAAGGGTACGGTAATCGACTCCAAGACCACGGGGCCGTATTTCCAGCACGGAGCGCGAGCGATCCCCGAGGCTTCCCGTGAGTGGGTTGAGGACATGCTGCGCGAGGGTGAGGCGAAGGTGAACGCTCAGCTCTACGCAGGCCACGGCGTTCTGACGGGCCGGTACAAGAGCACGATTCACACTGAGATCAAGAGCAACCTGCACGGCGTTATCGACGACTCCCCTGACCGGCACATGTCGATTATCGGCGCGTGGCTGGAAGGCAGCAGGACGCGCAACGAGCGCCACCGGTTCAAGGGTTACGGGGCGTTCCGCAAGGGCCGCGCACACCTTCGCCGGTTGGCTAACGAACTGGCGGGAAAAATTTACGCGAGGGCCACGCGCCGCCTGACATGAAGAGGTTGACGTAGATGGCGACGGCGAACAGGGCGGCGCTCATCGCGATGCAGTCGAAGCTCGGCGGTATGGGCGGCGTCACGCAGGCGGTGATCGGCGAGCCGAAGCTGGGCGTGCAGGACGGGCTTGTCGCGATCATTCCCACGTCGGGGCGGATCGACGAGACCACCCTGACATCGCCGCGCGAGATTCACGTCGTGAGTCTGCGGCGATACGAGAACATGCTCAACCGTCCAGGGGAAGGCATCGAGTTCGCTATGGACCAGTGGCGGGCGGAAATCCTTGAGGATATCTTCGGCGACTTCGACCTTGGCGGGACGGTGGCGTATGCGCTGCCCGTGGAGACGGAATGGCGGTACGGATACCAGACGATTGGCGAGGGCCAGGGGCAGGTTCCGTACCGGCTGCTCGACCTTCAGGTGGCTTACAGGATCGACGATAACTCGACGTTTGCGGTTTAGGAGAGAGCGATGGCAAAGACGGATACAACGATACGGATTGAAATGAAGGGAGCCGAGGAGCTACAAGCCGCCGTCACGGCGCTGGACTCTGCCCTACAAAACTTTCAGGTCAAGGTGGGCTCGCGCGACTGGGAGCCAACGCGGTTGAGGGCTGAGTTCAAGCAGGGGAACCGACACATCGGCACGGTGACGGGGAGAGAAGACGGATGAAATACAGAGTACTGCGAAGCGTATCGGTGGCGATGAAGCCGGGGGACGAGACGGCGCGCGCGTGGCAGAAGGGCGACATCATCACGGACGCGCCGAAGGCGGCGATAACCGATTGGCTGAAGATCGGGGCCATCGAGGCGATCGGCAAGGAGGTGACTGATGGCGAAAGCTAACGGCCTCGGCGACAACCTGTACGTTGGTGGATACGACCTCTCCGGCGACACGGGCGAGATCCAGCGAATCGCTCAGCCGCGCACGTTGCTCGACGTGACCGGCATCGACAAGAGCGCCCACGAACGCATCTACGGACTGCGCGACGGGGCGATCGAGTTCAGGTCCTTCTTCAACGACGAAAACGCCTATCCCTTCGGCTCGTTCGAGGCGCTGAACGGATTGCCGACCGCGGACGTGACCGCTTCCTACTTCCGTGGCACGACTCTGGGCGGGCGCGTGGCGAGCCTTGTCGCCAAGCAGGTTAACTACGACCCGACCCGAGGCGCTGACGGTTCGTTCATCTTTGACACGCAACTGCTGGCCAACGGTTACGGCCTGGAGTGGGGACAGAGCCTCACGGCGGGCAAGAGGACGGACACCACGGCCACGGCTCCCGCGACCGGGGCGGACTTCACGGACGTTACGACGTCCTTCGGGATGGCGGCGTACCTCCACGTGTTCACCGTCACCGGCACGTCCGTAACCTGCACCATCCAGGACTCGGCTGACAACTCATCCTTCGCCGCCATCACGGGGCTTTCGTCTTTCGCCGCTGCCACGCCGGCCGCATCGCCGCAGACTCAGCGGATCGAGACGGACACGCTGGTGAGGGACGTGCGGCGGTATCTCAAGGTCAACACCACCGGCACGTTCACCGAGGCGATCTTCGCGGTGAGCGTGGTGCGTTACCACGGCGCGGACAGGGCGCTGTAATGGCACGGCAGACGTTCTATCGCAGCGGCTCCGGGCTGGGCGTCTCGCTCCCCGGCGAACCAGAGGACAGGCAGCACATCGCGGCCATGACGAAGCGTGGGCGATTGCCGTGTCCGGGCTCGGGGTGCCAGGCCTACGAGAAAGGCTGGGATATCGACCTGAACATGGCCGACCCCGAAGACGCCAACCTCGCGCGGTTTATACGGGAGGGCAAGGCGCAGCGGAAGTATGCCAAGGCGCTGCTGATGCCGGGCGTTATCCGCTTTCACTTCCTCGCCGAACAGCCGTGCATGGGGCATCACGCGGCGATGTGGGCGGAGGACGAGAAGTACGTCGTCGGCACACGGCAGGCAACCCAGGACGAATTCGACTATCGGTTTCAGGCAGGCGGAGAAGCATTAGCAGTCGCTACCCAGCGGCTAAAGGAAATGGAGGACTGACTTGAGCAAGGTAAACGGCCTCGGAATAACCACATTCTCTATCGACGATTCTGCTGGCTCTCAGCAGGCCGTCAAGAACGACATCACGTCGTTCACCATCAACACGCCGAGGGCGATCCAGGACGTGACCGGCATCGACAAGTCGGCAATGGAGCGGCTGTTGCTCTTGGCCGATTGCACGGTCGGCGCGTCCTACGTCTTCAACGACGCGGCGACCACAGGAATCTTCACCGTGCTGAACAACTACGCCACGCTGGCGGCGAGCCAGGTCGGGCGCACGACAACGATTACGTTCTCGGGCTCGGCGGGCGCGCACACGCTGGCGCAAGAGCTTCTGTACGACGACTTCCCGAGTAACCGCGCGGCGTCGGGCGAACTCACCGGGCAGGTTACTGGCCGCCTAGCTAACGGGACTCTCGCGGCCTGGAGTTAGGGTAGCAACATGGGCGTAGGTGGTATAATAAAGAGCATAGGAGGTGGCATTTGGTCACGTTCATTTGCTCTTTGTGTGGCATGGAGAGAACCGGCGTTCGTCGGCGCTGCTATGTCTGCCATCCTGCGCCCATGCCCACGGCAGAAGAGATTGAGGCTACTCGCCAACGGATGGTGTCTGTGCATGCGGCCAAGTCGCAAGAGGAACGGAGTGCTCAGGCTCGAAGGATGGCGGCAGCCGTTCGTAATCCTTTTGATGTGGGCGCGTACTCGCTTGGGAAGCCTTCGTTGTATGCGAAGCCGATTGGCTCAACGCGTCCCCTCAACGGCCACACACAGATCAAGTGTGAGGATGGGAAGTGGCGCTATCGAGCGCGCGTGGTGTGGGCCGTTGCCAATGGCCCCATCCCTAACGGCTATCTCATCCACCACCGCAACGAGAATCCTAATGATGACCGCTTGGAGAATTTGCAATGCGTGACGCGCTCCGAGCACATGCGGATTCACAGCACGCCAGACAGGATGCGGGCGCGGCAGAAGCTGGGCGTTGTCGCTCGCAAGCAGAACGCGGAGGTACGCGGAAGGTACTGACCCAGCAAACCCATCCAGTAGGGGACGGCTCGTTGGGCCGTCCCCTTTTCATTGATCTAGACAACTAAACGCATGACGGGAGGGGCGGTTTCGGACAGCCTCCTTGACCGCTCCCCCGTCCCAAACTAAAGGAGGCTGAGTTGGTCAAGGGATTCGAGCCGCCCGAACAGCGGTTAAGGCTCAGGTTTGAGGATGGCGAGTGGGCCGGGGCGGAAGTCGTCTGCGTTGCGGATGCGCCGTTCGGTGTGCTGCTGAAGTTCGAGAAGTGGCGGGAGATGGCGGACCCGGACTCGGAAGAGATCGCGGGCATCATGCGTCAGTTCGGCGACGACATCCTGATTGAGTGGAACCTGACGCATAAGGGTGAGCCGAGAATAGCGACGGGCGAAGGATTTCTCGGGCTCGGCATGGTGGCGCAACTCAAGATTATCGGGGCGTGGCTCCAGGGGATCGGGCAGATGGCCACCCCTTTAGCCCAAGCGGGCTCGCCATCGTCGATGCACTCTGCCAACGGTGGCACCAAACCCCGAGCGCGATCCTCGCGGAAAGCGGCGGCTTGATAAACGCTATGGTGACGCACATCACCGCCGGACACGTTGAGGATGCGCCGTCTGAGGACGAGCGCATGATGATGGCGCTGGCCTCGAAAGCCACGGTGGCGTAGTGGCGAACGAAATCCTCATCACGGTTCGCGCCGACGACAAAGCGTCGGCGGTGTTCGGCGACGTCACGAAGAAGGCGGGCGGGTTCGGTTCTGCGCTGGCCGACATCGGTAAGACGGCGGCGGGGTTCCTTACGGCCAACGCGATTCAGGCGGGGATGGGTGCCTTCACCAACTTTCTCGGCGGGGCGAAGGAAGCGGCGGTCAACCTCGGCGAATCGCTGAACGCGGTCAACGTCGTTTTCGGCGCGTCGTCACAGAAGATATTGCAATGGGGCAAAGACAACGCCTCGGCCTACGGCCTGAGTAACGCATCTTTTAACCAACTCGTGACACCGCTCGGGGCCATGCTGCAGAACTACGGGTTCAGCGCAGACGACGCCGCGCAAGCGTCGATCGACCTGGCGAAGCGCGCGGCGGACATGGCGTCCGTGTTCAACGTCGACGTGAGCACCGCGCTGGAGGCGATCCAGGCAGGGCTCAGGGGCGAGGCGGACCCGCTGGAGAAGTTCGGCGTCGGGCTGAACGCGGCGGCGATTCAGGCAAAGGCGATGGCGATGACGGGTAAGGACGTGGCGTCGAGCCTCACCGACCAGGAGAAGAAGACGGCGGCGCTGGCCCTGATCATGGAGCAAACCGACGCCGTGGCCGGCGACTTCGTGAACACATCGGACTCGCTGGCGAACTCGGAGCGCATCGCCGCGGCCGAGGCGGAGAACCAGCAGGCCGTGATCGGCAATAAGCTGATGCCGGCTTACAAGCTGTGGGCCGACGCTAAGCGCGAAGCCGTCACCCTCATCGCGACGGAACTGATTCCGGCGATTGAGGCGCTGAGCGTATGGCTGGGGCCGAAGCTGGTTGAGGCGGTGGCGTTTTACGAGGCGGAAGTCAAGCCTGAGATCGAGGCGTTGCTCGTGTTCGTTCAGGAGCAATGGCATCTCTTCCAGGTGTACTACGAGACCGAGATCAAGCCAGCGCTCGATAACGTCGAGGCGGCGATCCGGGCAACGGTGGAATTCATCCGCGAGAACTGGGCCGAACTGGAAGGGATCATCAAGGGGCCGCTCGACCTAGCGTTGGCTTCTATCGAGCACTTCCAGCGGACAATCTTCGCGGTGTTCGACCTCATCATTCAGTTACTGCAGGGCGACTTCTCCGGCGCGTGGGAGGCGCTGAAAGAACTGATCGACGCGCAGCTCGACTTCATCGTGCAGGCCGTGACGGCATTCAAGGATATGATCCTGTCAATTCTTTGGCTGTTGGGGACGGCGATCATTGAGGCTGGGCGTGCGGCAATGAACGGCCTCTGGCGGGGGATGCTGTCGGGATGGGAGGACATACTACAGCCGTGGCTTCGCTCGCTTCCGTCGAAGTTCCTTGACGCGATAGGCGATGCAGGAACGTGGCTCTATCAGAAGGGGCGCGACCTGATCGCGGGCTTCGTGAACGGGATGCTGTCGATTCCGATCCCGAACCCACTCGACCTGATACCGGGGCCACTCAAGAGCGTCGGCAAGAAGATCCCTGGATTCGCCACAGGCGGTGTTGTGCCGGGGCCGGTGGGCGCGGCACAACTCGCGGTGGTACACGGCGGTGAGCGGGTGCTGACGCCGGGGCAGCAGGCGTCAGGCGGCGGAAACACGTTTGTGTATGCGCCGACGTTTTCGACGGCTAGCGAGGTGGAGGCTCAGCGGTTTATTGGGTGGATACAGGACAGGTTGCGCGGGCAGTCCGCAGGGGCGTGGGCTTAGATGGGCCTGCACGGGATTACCTACGCGGTGGAAATAAACTGGGCCGGGGATGCGACGAGCCTTACGGACGGGACTTACGTTGATGAGGTCGGGTACGTGATCGACGCGAGCATCCGGCGCGGGCGCAACGACGAGCTGGGCGTGACCGAAGCGGGGCGGATGACGCTGATCATGAACAACAACTCGGGGCGGTTCTCGCCGGAGTATGCCAGCGGTGCGCTCTACGGGAACCTGCAACCGTACCGGAGGATCAGGCTCAAGGCGACGTTCAGCGCCGTCACCTACACGCGATTTACCGGCTTCATCACGGCGATCAGGCCGAACGGGATGTCGCGCGAGTGCGTCATCGAGTGCGAGGACCTGTTCCTGTTCCTGCGGAACTACCACCTGAACATGCCGCTACAGTCGGGCGTGCTGACTGGGGAATTGATCGAGGACGTGCTGGACGAGGTAGGCATCGCGACGGCTGACTACGACTGTGACGCCGGCCAGACGGTTATCCCGACGTGGTACGCGCGGAACACGGACGCCTTGACGGCGGTGCAGGACCTGGCGGACCACGACCTCGGGGGGGTTGTGTTCATCGCGGGCGATGGGACGTTCACGTACCGCGACCGGCACGCGCGAGCCCAGGAGGCATCGCAGGCGACGATCAGCGGGCCTCCGGGGCTGGTGTACGACCGTGGCGACTCCAACCTGTTCAACAAGGTCATTTTGCAGGCGGGCGGATTCGAGGCGGGGATACCGGGCTCGGTGATCTGGTCGCAGCAGCCGTTGCCGTTGCTGCTGCCAGCCGCCGATACCGAGGTAATCATCAATCCCAACTTCTGGCAGCAATCGACGGACGTGATCGAGCCGGTCTCGGGGACGGACTGGATCGCCAACGACGCGGCCGATGGCAGCGGGACCGACCGCACGTCGGAATTCACGGAGAGCCCCGACTACCCGTGGGAGTCCTACGGCGGCGGCGCCCAGT